CATATACTTATGGCATGGTTAGACCTACGCTTTACAATGATGAAATCTTGAAAAAAACCGCCGAGTATATCAACGGTGGCTGGCGTGAATTGGGACAGAAAATCCCAAGCATTGCAGGACTTGCTGTTTCTCTAGGTATTAGCCGCGAGACTGTACACGCATGGGTAAGAGACGGTGATAAGCCACAGTTTTCTGACATTATTGAAAATCTCCTGACGCATCAGGAAGATGTTTTGCTTTCAAACGGCCTAGACGGTACGTACAATCCCACCATTACCAAGCTCATTCTGGGTAAGCATAATTACCACGATAGCCAAAAGACAGAGCATAGCGGTTCTGTATCTATCAAAAACATTCTTGAAGAAATCCAAAACGGGAGTTAACAAATGGCCGATGAAGTCATTATCAGTGAGCGTTCTTCACCTTCGCCCCTGCAATCAGGACAGACAACATCCGCAGATTACGGGCAGCGTGTTACAACGCAGGTTCTTGATGCCGGGGTAAAGTCAGCAGCCTTCAACGCGCAGACAAAAGCCATTCTGATTACCGCTAATGGCGCGGACCTTTGGTATAAGATCGGTGATACAAACGTATCAGCCGTGGCAAATACCGATGGAAATGAGTTCCTTCCTGCTGACCAGTCGCGGCTAGAGGTCGTCAAGGCAGGGCAATTTATTGATACAGCCGCAGACGCTTAAGGGGAAATAACATGAACGACAAGTACGCTCTTGCATATATGAACATCAACGAACTGGCAGAACTGGCTGCACCTGCGTCCGGTGACTTCCTTGTTATCTGGGATGCTTCTGCTGGCGAGTTTAAGAAAATAGACGCGACTTACTACGCCGCTGCCTAATGGATCAGGATACCGCCAAGCTAAAGATGCTCTTGTCGTCCAAGGCTTGGCGGATGTCCAATCTTTACTACATCAAGGATAAGGAAGGGCGGGAGGTAAAATTCTCGCCCAATTCCGCACAAAGAAAGCTCATGGAGAACAGCCATGAGTTTAATGTTATTCTGAAAGCCCGTCAGCTAGGGTTTTCCACGTTCATTATGGTTCACATATTGGATGAATGTTTGTTTAAGAAGAATATTTCAGCAGGTGTTATCGCTGCCACACGTGAAGACGCGGAAGACTTATTCGGGAATAAGATCAAGTTTGCCTATGAGCGACTGCCGCAGTGGTTAAGGGATAATATACCAGCCGTGACAGACAGCGCACGCAAGATGTCATTCAGCAATGGATCGTCAATAAACATCGGCACATCCTTACGTGGCGGTACTTTCCAGATATTGCATGTATCCGAGTACGGTAAAATCTCCGCAAGATACCCAGATAAAGCCGTTGAGATCAAAACAGGGGCATTAAACACCGTACAAGCCGGACAGCAGATTTACATCGAGAGTACGGCAGAAGGTAACAGTGGGGAGTTTTTCGAGCTTTGTGAGCGTGCCAGACGCCTGAAGGAAACAAACGCTCATCTATCGCCGCTTGATCCGAAGCTATTCTTTTTCCCGTGGTTTGAGGATAAAAGCTACACACTGGATGAGCCTTACATCAGCAATACGATTGTTGATGTGGAAATGCAGGAATATTTTCAGAAACTATATAATCTCGGTATTGAGTTAAGCCCCGGTCAAAAGGCATGGTACGTCAAGAAGAAAGAAACTCAGGGCGATTACATGCTGCGTGAGTATCCCTCTACGCCGGAAGAAGCCTTTCAGCAGTCAATGGAAGGCGCGTATTATACCAAGCAAATGACGCTTATTCGTGAACGTGGGCAGATTACAACTGTTTCCCATGACCCACGGCATAAGGTTTATACCTTCTGGGACATTGGCTTGAACGATGATATGTCAATCTGGTTCTTTCAGTATATCAACAACCAACGCCGCATGATTGATTACCACGAGAGCCATAACGAGGGATGGGATTACTACGCTAGAATGTTGCTATCAAAGCCGTATGTTTATCAAGAGCATATCTGGCCCCACGATGGCGCAAAGCGTATTCAGGGGCGCGAGGTTCAAACGTCAAAGCAATTGGCGCAATCTGTCGGCATTAATCCCATTCGCATTGTTCCCAGAACACAGGATGTCGGGAAAGATATTCAGAACTTTTGCAAGCCAGTTTTGGCGCAGACATGGTTTGATGAAAAGCATTGTTCAAAGGGCATCAAACATCTTGACAATTATAGGCGTGAATGGGACGATAGGCATGGAGTATGGAAAGATAAGCACCTGCATGACGATGCAAGCCATTGCGCAGATGCTTTCAGAACGTACGCCGTAGGGTTTAACGAAGTACCAGTGACAACAGACGGGGTTTATCATGTTGTTCACACGGAAAACGTTTCATATGACACAGACCCGTATAATCTGTAAGGGGGACACATGGGCGGCCTTAATCCATTTTCAAAACCAAGTATGCCAAAGGTTGAGACGGTAAAGCAAAAGACAGCCGAAGAAAAAGCGGCTGAAATCTCGGCAGCACAAGATGAGGAGAAACGCCGCCGTACATTACAGGCTGGTCGTGGCTCTACAATGCTGTCAAGCGGAACATCAGGGGATGATAACGGTATTGCAACAAAACGTCTTCTGGGTGGTTAAATGGGCATAGCTTCTGAACTAATCCAGAAACAGGGTCAACTTGCATCTGACCGCAGCACATTTGAACAGCATTGGGCAGAAGTAGCCCCGCTTGTGTTGCCCCGTCAGGATGAGTTTTTCGGCAGCAAGAGGGAAGAAGGCGAGCGCAGAACTTCAAAGAAGTTTGATGATACAGCCACCCTTGCTTTGGACCATGGCGCAGCCGCCATTGAAAGCGTTGTATCTCCACGTGGTACACAATGGCACAAGATTGGCCTTCCAGAGGAAATTGAAGACGATCAGGCATCTCAAGAGTGGGCAGATAAACTAACAAGTTTTTTATTCAAGCGCAGGTATTCAGCGCGGTCTAACTTTGCATCACAGCTTCACGAGACTTATTTATCCCTGCTGGCCTTTGGCACAGGGATTATGATTGTTGAAGATATGGTTGGAAGTGGTATTCGCTATAAGTCGGGCCATGTAGCCGAACATTTCTACATGGAGAACAATCGCGGCTTTATTGATGTAGATTATCGGAAGTACAGGCTTACAGCGCGGCAAGGTATGGAGAAATGGGGTGATAAAGCCCCTCCATGTGTAAAGAAAAATTTTGAGAAACACCCAAGCCAGAAACTTGAATTCCTGCATGTTGTGATGCCAAACGAGAACGGTGATGGTGACATGCCGTTTGTTAGCTATCATATCTCTATTGAAGATAATTCACTGATTGACGTAGGTGGCTATAACTCTTTTCCGTATATTATCAGCCGATGGACGACAAGCCCCAACGAGATTTACGGTCGCAGCCCCGCAATGTCTGTGCTGGCTGAAATCAAGATGCTTAACGCTGTACGCAAGACAGACCTTCGCGCACGCCATATGGCTGTGGACCCGCCTATTCTGGCAGCAGATGAGCGTTCAATCCGCAAGTTTTCCATGCAATCAGGTAAGATTAACTACGGCACATTGGGAATGAACGGCGAGCCTTTGGTTCGTCCTTACCAATCAGGTGCGAGCATTCCAACGTCAAGCGACACCATCGAGGAAAGCCGCCAGTTTATTAACCGTGCATTCTTTCTTAATCTGTTTCAAATCCTTGTGGATGCACCCGCAATGACGGCAACAGAGGTTTTGCAAAGAGCGCAGGAAAAGGGGCAGCTTCTGACCCCAACCGCTGGCAGACAGATGTCCGAATTGTTAGAGCCGCTTATCATGCGGGAAATTTCTATTTATGAGCAATACGGTATGTTTGAGGATGGCGCACCTTTGGCAATGCCTGACGCTGTCAAGTCGCAAGAAGGCCGATTTGATATTGTTTATACTAATCCATTGAGCCGGATGATGATGGCAGAAGAAAGCCTCGGGGCAGAGCGTACAGTTCAAGCATTGTTGCCATTGGCGCAGATTGACCCGTCTGTATTGCGCCGCATTGACTGGAACGAGTACGGTGACATGATCCGCAAGGCCAACGGCGCACCTGCTAAAATCTTCCGTTCCGATGAAGAAATGGCAGCGATTATGCAACAAGAAGCCCAAGCGCAACAAGCACAGCAGCTTATCCAAGCCGCCCCGCAGATCGCAGGGGCGATTAAAGACGTAGCACAGGCGCAGTCCTATGAGTAAAAAAGACATACTGAAAGAAACCCAGAAAGCCTTTAGGCTGACGTTTGGTAACGAAACAGCCAAGGATGTTTTGGCAGAGTTAAGAGTTTTCTGCAATGCGACAACAACCACGTATAACGGCGATACAAACCAGATGCTTATAGATGAAGGCCGCAGACAGGTATTCCTGTATATTATGTCCATGCTAAAGGTGGACGTTGAACAGGTTTATGAAATGGACATTAATTATCCGGATGATGAGTTTTAAACAT